TCTCATTTTCACAGGAAACGAGGTGAACCCCGCAGTAGGGTAGTTAGAAGATGTTTCTGTTGTGCTGTAAGTTGCGCCTACTTGTGTAGCTGTACCGGGGGCAACAGAGTAGTTGTATGATTTTTGGTAATACCTCTGACATGCCGCCAACTCATCCGCAAACGAACGATGCTCAAACGGAGTGGCCTGCTCGCCGATCTCAAGCTGGATGCCGGTGATGAAGAAGTTATCGTTAGTGTCTTGACCCCAATCGGCTGTGTGACCATAGGCTTGTTTGCCGTCTGCACTAGCACCATAGGATGTATTATCTGTGCCAGTGTAATTGGAGCCAGCCAACAAATACCACGACACAACTAGCCCTGCACCATTGTCATCGTTGATTGTGCCAGACGTATCGCCACCTACTGTGATTGTTTTAAACTCCCAAGTGTCAGCAGAACTAATTGTGTAGGTGCTGCCGATAACTCGTGACGCATCATCTTGTTCTAAATTAACTGCATACGTGCCGGTGACATTGGATTTGACATAGAATGAAAGGGTCATAGATTTAGCGGCAGACGTACCAAACGCAAACTGCTGTAGGTTTTGACCTTCAATGTTTTGACGAAACCGCACTCGTTCATCTGCTGCAACAGCACTTTCTGCTGTAGTAGCGAGTATCTTCCAGCTATTTGCAAAGCCGCTAGGACCAGACGAATCTTGAGACTGTGTTATTGCAATGTTGTCAGTGTTGTTGATGTTTAACTCAAAGCGGTCAACAAGAAACCCGCCACCTGTGGTACTGGTTCCTCGCTGTGCTATTTGAAACGCACCATTGATTATGACATTGGACCCACTAATGCCACCGGCATCTGCCGAACTGGCGAGATCTGCAAATTCTCGCGCTCTACTCATCGCTTACTCCGGCTTCACAGGCCACACGACAGTGTCGAGGGACTGATAGGTTTGCGTGATGTCACGCAGCGCCTGACGGTAGTCCCGCCGGGCCTGTGACATGGTCAGATCCGAAGAGGCCCACCAATCTGTTTCCGCAAGGCGGCGGTTCCGCTCTTCGCGCAGCAGCTTCAGCGGCTCGGCAGCATCAAGCTCGGCCTTCTTCGCAGAGACCGTGGCCCACGATACACCCCAGTTGTCAGGGTTGTCGGACTCGATTGCGGTGCCGTTCTCATTCTCGCCAATAACCCGGCGGAACATGGCATTGAACTCGTCCTCCGTGGTCGGCTCACCACGAAGCACCCACTGTTCGTCAGGGATGAGGGCTACGATTGCGTCTGCTACTGTTGCCATGCCTTCCCCTTACGTTGCCGCCAATAGATGGCCGCTAAAGTGACTGTAAGTTCCTTTAAGAGCCTGCCCATAACTTGAGCCATACCAGTATATACCCATAGTATCCGAAGCGTTCATTTCAACAGTTACAGAGGCTACCCCAGAAGCTCTGTTAACACCGCCATTGCTATAAGATTGAAAAGACACAAGGTTTGCGCCATTTTTGTAAAAAAGCCCAACACCAAAAGCTGCCTCGTTAATAAGGACGCAAGCATTGAAACAGTAAATGCCATTAACCGGCGCAGTGTACAGTCCTGTGGATGGGACAAAACATGAATCTGTATCAAAAACTTCTGTGTCCCATCCCAAGACGTTATCTTGGTCATGGGTGGCGTCAGAAGGCGTGTGCGCTAAAAAGGCGGCGTTTTTAGCCCTAGCCACATAACCAGCAGTGTTCACTGTAAAAGCAGTGTTCCCGTTAGTCGGGTCTTGGATTTCGGAGACCTTCAGTATGCTGCTCATTGGGCAATCTCCAGCAAAGTCATTCGACCATCTGTGTCGTCATGTTGAAACTTGACTGCATCACCTGTGGCGTTTTTCGCGAAGGTTTTATATTCAACTTGACTGGTGGTGTTAGGGCTATCCTCATACACAAAACCAGCAAATGTCGTTACATACCCATTCCACCCGCTTCTTTCTAATCGTCTTTGATTGGTGCCGGTGACCGCACTGCCATCCCTGTACAGGCGAATGTCAGAAGTCATTGAACCTGTGCCGCTGATAAGCTGACGAGCCTGTTGAGAAACTATTACCAATATTTTACTGTTTGAGTATTGAGGTGTTATTTGAGCAGTGAGGCCCGTATGTGTAAATGATGCTGATGTTATATTTACGTCAGTGGTGGCGTCTGCGCTATGCACAACCTGAACAACATGCCCCGCAATGGCCACCCCGTTGCCGCTGGTCTTTTCAGTGATGGTGTCTACGAATAGTGTACTCATGTCTAACCTACCAAGTGTCCGCTGAAGTGTGATGGCGAACCGCTACTGCTAGACGGAGTAGCGCCGTTGAGAACAGCGGTCGTACCGCCCTCTAAGTATATAAAGACTTCAACATAATCGGTGGCATCAAGTTTTAAGGTGACGCTACCAGAAACAATACCTCGGTCACTAGCGTATAAGGTTTCGTGTGCAAATTGTGCATACACCGAACCGTTTTTGTAAAACCGACCAAGAACTCTAGTGTTACTTCCGCTACTATAATCAACATTAAGGGATGTATTGAATTGGTAGACGCCGTTTACTGGAGCAACAAAACGGTTGTTGGTCGAACTGTCAAAGTCTGAACCAGTGTCAAAATCCGTGGCATTAAAATCCACCTTATCCCAGCTACCAATAGACATAGTTTGGTCTGCGGTTAGATAAGCAAAAAAAGCGGGTCTGGCAGGAGTTGTGACTCGACCAGATGAATCTACTAGAACACCATCCGTCGTACTGCCCGTCGCCCGTACCTTGTCTACATTCAGAATCGAAGCCATACGCGCCTCACAGGATTGTCAGATTGCCACCGCTGGCAATCGTTACGGTTACGCCATCAGCAATCGTAAGCGGTCCGATGCCAAGGGCATTCTTTGTGGCGGCGATGGTGGTGTTCTCGCTGATAGTCTGGTCGCTGGTGCGGAACCCTGCCGTGTCCACCGTGGTGTTCGTGGTCTGGAAGGACGTTGCGGTAATCTCACCAGCAAACGTGCCGCCGGACGCCTTCGATACTGTATCAGTAACCGTGAACGCACGAAAGGCGCGGATCACCAACTCATCACTAGTCGCGGCCCCGGTGCCGAGTGTGATTGTATCTCCGTTGCTGGCCGTGAAGTCTGAACTGTCCAGGTGCACCCCGTTAAGGTAAACATCGACATCGTTACCACTAAAAGCCAGTATCGCACCATTTGCATCCGCCCCCGTAAATGCCGTCTGGTTGTTCGTAGCCACATACTTGAATAGCTGCATCGCGTAGCTGGTTGGCTGATCAACAGCGCGGCCAAAAAAGCGCACAGTAATTACGTCGCCGTTAGCAGGGGCAGCAGAGAATGTCAGGGTGTTGCCCTGCGCCGTATACGCCTTGTTGGTTCCCGGCTCCTGCACGACGTTACCGATGGTGACAAGCATTGCCTCGCCAGACACGACGCTTTGCGCCAGCGTAAACGCCGTCGCACTCCCGTCGCCGGTAAATCTCTGGAAGGTGATGTCACCTAGATTTGGGTCTACGCCGATATATGCCATTAGTCAGCGTCCTCAATCGTTAAAGTGCCAGCTTCTACTTGCCGCATAATTTCGTCGTAGTGGCGGTTGCCGGAGGCAAGAGGTACACCCTTTTGCTCTCCATCAATCACTGCAAGAATGCCAATATTTTCATTCGTCTTTACGTCAATGACATACTGAGCAGATGTAATATTCATCTCGTCCATTTCTATAACTCCGAATCCAACACAAGGCCGTTTACAGTAATCGTTGCGGCTCTATTGTCTGTTAAACCGCTAAAGCCACTAATGGTCATTTTCACAGTTGTAGAATGGGTTTGCGTAGACATTGCTAAAGTTGGTGCATTAGTTGATCCGCTTGTACCATTATTATTGCCGTGCCAAGCCGTTGGAGTAGCAGCCAAAGTGCTGGCAGTAGGGTCAGCCCGTAATGTTGTGACTAGGGGAACCCCGATATTTGCTATTTGACTAGACCCGTTGCTTGTAGCGGCATACATAGCGTTATTAGTGGGAACTTGATAATACCTCTGACACAGAGCCAGTTCCTCGCCAAAGCTGCGGTGTTCAAAGGGGGTGGCTTTGTCGCCGACTTCAAGTTGGATGCCGGTGATAAACAACTCATTGCTTGTGTTGTCACCAATATTAACAGTCAAACCAGCGGCCCTGTCACCATCAGACTTAGCTTCCCAAGCTGTAGGAACAGCACCACTGTTATAGCTGGAGCCAGCAGCAAACCACCACTCTAGTTCTAGCGAACCTCCATTGTCGTCCGCAAATGCACCGCTAGTATCGCCAGCAAAAGTAAGTGTCTTGTATTCCCATGTGTCAGCACTGTCGATGGTGTACGTTTTGCCAATGATGCGGGTGTTATCGGTATCGTACATATTCACCTGATAGGTGCCAGTTTTGTTTGACCGAATATAAAAAGACAGAGTAGCACTCAAGGCGTCACTCGTGCCTTTCTTTAGCATCTGCAAGTTTTGACCTTCAACTCGCTGTGCAAAAATGATGTTCGACGGCGACGAGTCTGCTGCCGTACAGTCAAACTTGAAGCTATTGGCAAAGCCAGAGGGTGCAATAGCTGATTGTGACAGCGTAAATGTACCGCTGCTAGACATTGATTGATGCCAACGGTCACAAACATTGTAGCCATTAGCTGTTGTGGCAGATGCGCTGGTTCCACGCTGACTTACCTGCATGGCTCCATTGATGAGAATGTTACGCCGCCCATGCACGGAGGTGTCAGCAATCTGATCCGTGGTAATCGTGTCGTCCGTGATAGACTTGGCTACAATTTTACTGAGCGGCATGGCCTAATCCTTACGGGGTTTCTTGCGAATCCACAAATGTTTCATACGCAGACTTGATTGCGCTAGTCCACACGGCGTTGCACACTGCCTGTACAGATGCGTCTTCCCCGCTGATGTCGGTGTCGGCCCATGTGTCGCCAGACTTGGTGCGGCATTGCAAGACGTGCCGGTGATAAGTGCGGCTAATCTCGTCGCTGCCATCTTTGATGATGGTTGCCTTGCGAACCTGTACGGCTTTGTACGGCCCACGCACCTCGCAGTCGTATTCAAATTCTTTTGTCAGTGCCATTGTTTGCTCCTTCTAAGTTTATCGTCGCATGGCTGCGACCTGTCCAACCCCTACCTCTGGCGGGGTTACGCTGTAAGATAAGTCAAACTGAAACCTATGTCGGATGAACCGCTTTTCAGATAACTCAGGCTAAGACTGTTTGAGCCAGTGTTGTCGAAGTCTAATGTAAACTGCAAAACATTACCGCTGTTTGCAAATGTTGTTGGATGAACAGTCACACCTGTAATAGTTCCCGTCGTATTCCAATTATTTAGATGAACACAACCAAAAGGCGCACTCCCCGCCACTTTATCAAAAGGCAATCCACCTACGAATACATCACCCGAACCAGCCGACGATTCTGTTATGTTGTTGAGCATAACTTGTAAAAGAACAGTTCGCCCTATCTTGGTGTAAGTCGCATACGGTGAGTTTCCAGTCGTGGTGTAAGTGTAACTGCCAGCAGTAGTTGAACCATAAACTGTTGGCGTCCAAGTACCCTCCTCATAGTCACTCAGCGCATTTGCCGCCGCCGTGCCGCCGATGTACAGGTTGCCGCCAAGATAGAGATTAGCCCAGCGATTGTTTGATGCACCTAAGTCATTGCTGTTGTCAGCGTCTGCTAAGTCTTCTCTAGGAGTTACCGCACCATTGGCAAACCGCAATCCAGAGTGTCCGCTTTCACCATCAATATAAAAGCCGCTAGACTGTGACCCCAGCGCACCAAACCGTGTGCCGTCCTTTTGTACTTCCACTATGTCGCCGTGACTTGTCGCACGGTCTACAGTCAGCGGTGCTGCGCCATCGTCATCAACAGTCAGGCCATTCGCTACAGTGACCGCACCACTAAACGTACCGGTCGTCGCCGACAGCGCAGCGTTAGCATCATGCTCAAGGCGCGGGTTGATAGTCGCCTCACCACGGTAGATGACATACACATTGCCGGTGCCTGACGGCGGTGCCTCATCGAATGTCAGTGTCGTGCCAGATGCGGTGTAGGACTTGCCGGACCCCGGTTCCTGCTGGACGTTATCAACAAACACCTCTAGGTCTTCGCCCACATTGACGGACCTGTTCAGCGTAAAGGTGGTCGCCGAACCAGTTCCGTTAAATGACTGACTCGTTGTCTGGTTTACTATCGCTGTGTTGGGTGCTTTGCCGATGTATGCCATTAGCCAGCCTCCAGTGCTGCGACTTTTGCTTCAAGCGTTTCAATCTTTGCCACCGCTTCTTGCAGTGCTTTCGTCAACACAGCCGTCATCCGACCATACGACACACCCTTTTTAATGCTGCCATCTTTTTCTTCACCACCGACAACAACCTCTGGGACGTGGGCCTCTACTTCTTGAGCAACAAACCCAATCTGTGGGTCATCGTCGTTTTCATTTGCAACAAGATGATACATGCGAGGCTGCAACGATTTCACGGTATCAATGCCATAACTCAAATCCGTGATATCACGCTTGTAAGAGGCATCAGACGCATCTGTCCAAGCCCCGCCAGTTGATAGTGTTGCAATGTTGGAACCGCTATGGAAATACAGTGCAATACTGCCGCCACTGTTGACGGCATATATATTCCTAAACTGTCCATTACTTGTTCCAAAACCAAGCGTATAGCCGCCGGACCCTACATTTATACTTCCCGTGTAACTGCCATAGTCGTTGGTGGTGTCTATATATGCATTTCCACCGTTGTTTACAAAAATTCTAGGATTACCATCGCCGTCTGAAATAACTATGTTGTTGCTAGATGTGCGGATGTCTCGGCTACCCTGATTACCGTCAAATCCACCAATAATTGTATTTTTGCTGCCGGTAGTAACATAATAACCGGCAGCAAGACCGCCACTTCTAGCGCCCACAAAGCAGTTGCTATGGCCGCTGGTGTTACTGTAGCCAGCATAGTTACCGACAAAAACATTATAACCAGTAGACGAGGAATTGGTTTCACCGGCCCTATATCCAAGAATGGTGTTGGCTGGTGAGTCTGTGCTGGTAAAGCCAGCCCTATATCCTAAAAAGGTATTTGCCGCACCCGTTGTAGTAGCTTTCCCGGCCTCATACCCGAGAGCCGTATTGCCACTTGCGGTGGTGTTTGCAGTGAGTGTTCCATAACCCACAGCCGTATTATTATTTGCAGTGGTGTTTGCATCCAAAGCCTCGTAACCAACGGCCACGTTGTATGTGCCTGTTGTGTTTAACTTCAATGCAGAGTGGCCCACTGCAACATTGTCAGATGCCGTAGTGTTTGCGCCAAGTGCGTTGACGCCGATTGCTATGTTGGTTGTGCCTGATGTGTTTGCATCTAATGCTGATGTGCCGATTGCGACATTAGACCCGCCACTCAGCGAACCTCCGCCAAGAGCCGCATCCCCCAGAGCCACATTGTTCGTGCCTGTCGGATAGTTGCCGTCCAGCTTGATTGTGCCGCCATCCGCGCTAAGATTTCCAGAAACGGTTATCGATGCCGCAGAGTCAATTTGATTTGAACCGACCTTACTAAGTGCCATCAGGTAATCTCCAGTACCGACAGAGTTACATCAGCGGCAGACGCCTGACTTGCCGTTACTCGCAAGATGTCACTCGCGTTCATCACAATCTTCTGGTCGCCACCCGCCGCGACCAGCGACGAGCCTACCGGGACGATAGCGTCCTTCACGATGTGTACGTTGTCGCCGTCGCTGTTGATCAACTGCACAGACACAGTGATCGACACCGCTAGAATGTTCGCTACGTTCAGGCCAATGATGGTGGTTTCTGTTGAGGCTGGGCAGGTATAGACATCTGCGTTTGCAGTGCCTACCCCAGTATCCGTGAAAGTCTTAAACGCATTTGCCATGTCACTATCCTAACGCAATCGCGAATGCCAGCGAGTTATCCGTAAAGCCTTGGATCACGTTGTTGGCGTCGTTAAAGATCATCTTCTCCGCCGGGAGCGTACAAAAGATAGTGCGCGTACCAGCGGACCAGTTAACAGCGTTATCGCTGTTAGAGCTTTGTAGGATCGTGGTACGAGCCAGCGTTGTACCGGATGACGTATACGTTCCAATCCCTACCTCGAAATCTGTGCCGTCAGAGCAAGCATAGTACGTCGTGTTACCGTTGCCCACAGACGAGAACGCCTCAAAACCAGTAACGGCACCAGCGAGTGTATAGGTGCCAGTGCCGGTGGTGGTGGTCGTCTCCTTGACGCGATCCTTGAGTACCAGTGCCATTACTTCAACTCGATGGTCAGGTTCCCTGCATTGATGCGGAAAATGTCACCTGATGCAATCGCCTTGGATGCGTCCAGTGCGCCGACAAACAGGATGTTGCCGCCGGTAGATGCGTCCGCCACGAAGGCGTGTGTCACGGTGTAGGTGGCTACGCCGCTTGATGCAGAATATTCAATGTTGGCTGCGTTGGTCACCGTCTGCTGGTCTGTCGAAGACGAGGCCAGTGTCCAGCCTGCTGCGTTTACCTGCTGCCGCGTGTAGTTAGCGTCCTGCGTCGAGGTGTTGACCTCTGTCAAAGAGCCAGCTTCTGCGTCCGATACAGCGGTTGCAAGGCCAACGTAAATAGAGTTACCTGGAGTTGCAAAACTCCCGGCATTGTTCTTGAAGATAAAGCTGAGTAGCTTGTTCTCCAAGTAGGTGGTTGCTGCGTTAGATGTCGCCATCTTCTACTCCTTATGTCCGAGGCCGATCTGGCAGACCTCTGCGATACGCATCGCTATTTTCTCTAGCTTCTGCCAGATCTTTGATCCTGGTCATAGCTTCAGTGAACTGCTTCTCATACATCTGAAGCATGTCCTGTTCACCTTTCATGTAAATATACGCTTCTACCAGCGAACCGTAAAGCAGCGCGTTGGGAGCGTTGTCACTGAGCCACGTCGTGCCGCTGTCGGCGCCAGCGGTAATCGAGGCCGGACGGTAATAGTAATGAAGCTCGACAGCGTAGTTGCTGTCGGGCGTCGGCGAGACGATGAAGTTATCGCTATCGAAGAAAGCGTAATACTTCGGCAAGCCCGTCGTCGAGGCGTTGGGATTGTATTCGTGGATGTAGTTCACGTCTTTCTGGAGCAGGAACTCCTTCGAACTACTGTTTGTGACCGACAGCGAGAAGGATGCAAGATAGTCAGACGGCACTGACAGGTACGGATCGTTCTGTGTCAGGGCACTGGTGGCGTTCTTGCGGAAGACCTCTAGGTCAACCAGCTTGAAGATACGATCCTCGGCTGCACGAATGAACACAGGCAGGTTCGTCACGAAGGACGTTTCCGTGTTCTCCGTGTAATCCTGAATCGCTGTTTTCAGTTGTGCGTAGGTGAAAGCCATTAAGCAATCCTTACAATCGCGTTACTCGCATCTGCGGTTGGGAACGTGATCGTGAAGTCTGACGAAGACGACGCCTGATCAGAACCAAAGTCATACACCGCCACGGCCTTGTTGGAGTCACTGCTGTTGTAGATTAGCGCGCCTCGAGCAGTGATTGTGGAACTGGAAAACGTAACGTCGTTGAAATCCACATACGCGGTGGTGCCGCTAGTTGTCGGTGCTACGTTTGTAAGCGTTGCCCCGCCCGCTGTGTAGCCAGTACCACTTACCTCGTTGGTCGTGCTATACGCCGTTGTGCTGGCGTCGAGACTCGCGCTGCTGGTGTAAAGAGCCACCTTGAAGGTGTCGCCCGATGTGCCAAAGTTGTGTGTACCCTCCAGAAGCTCCTGCTTGAAGCTGGTACAGATTGCTGTCGTAATTGCCATGTTTTACTCCTACGGCGTGTTCGCGGTGCCGCCCATACCGCTGTGATTGGTGCAGTAATAATACAGAGTCGGGGCACTGGAAGCTACTGTGATCTGTGTATAGGCTCCTGCGCTGCCCGGAGTGCCGTTTGTGGTCACTCCGGTAGTGTACTCACTGCCTCCAGCATGTGTTCCATTAGAGGTAGTAGAGAAGCGGAGGGGATGCCCGGAGTTACTGGAATCAGACTGGTCAAACCTGTAAGTGCTTCCTTCGTTAAGAGTAAGAGTTGGGGCAGCGCCTGAAAGACCTGCAATATAGTATTTGTTTCCGTATCCATCACTAGACACCGTTACCGTATAGGTTGTTAGGGTAGAGGCACTGACCGACAAAGTTCCAAGCGAAACTGTTGCAGAGACTCCTGTCGGCGTCACTGAGACGTTGCCCTGCGCCGACAAAGAGCCAGCCGATACAGTGGCGGACACACCTGTTGGAGTGACAGAAATGGGTGTTACTGCTACCGTGTCCGAAGTGGACAACGTACCGGCTTCAGCTTTAGCAAACGGAAGAGGTATCGCCTGCACGGTGACAAGATCGAAAGCAGGGAATCGCACAGTTACAGGATCCAGAGTCGTGCGAGGGCGAGGATCATGCAGCGCCTGTGGGTCTGGACCAACTGTGATCGGACCAAGTTGCGGATGCTTCGGCTCGTATTCATCAGGACCAACTTTAGAACCGTTCCATTCTGTTACCATGTCTCGCAGACGATAACGGAATCCGGAACGATCAGAGTAGCCCCAGGCATCTTTTCCCGAAGCAAACCGCGCCATTAGTTCACCCTCAGATACTGCATGCTCGGTTGGAGTTTCAGCGCAACGCGATCTTCATCCTCGTCTGCTGCCCGCTGGAACTCTTCTTCATACACAGCCTTCAGAAGCTGCACCCGCTCCGGTGCCTTTTTCATGGCGAGGTAGTATGCGAGACCAGCAACCATGCACGGCAGGAACCGGAACGGAGCGTCGGTTGTATTGACCAGAGCGTCCGCATCCTGAATCCGCTGCACATAATAATACACAATGCTGTCAGTAGAACTGTCAGGTGTCGGCCACAGTGTGATCTCTGGCGTGGTCTGACGGTTGTAGTAGAACTGACTCGGACGACCAGACTGTGACTTGTTCGGCAGGTGCAGGTAGTCGCTGCGTGACATGCGGTCGAGTTGATAGTCTACACTGCTGCGGCGAAGCACAACTTCCAGCAGGTCGGTGTACGTCGCGTCGAACGCATACGTCGCCGTGCCAGATGTCAGGGACTGTGTCGCTTGCTTCACTGTCCACAGGTTCAGACCACGATTAGCCCAGTCTGCAAACATCAGATTCAGAGACCGACGGGCGGTGCGCGCATCATAACCAGTGCGGACTTCGAGGCCACACCGCTCGTACGCCTCTTCGATAATGTCTGCTACATCGAGATCAAAGTCTCTGGATCCGGAGGTTGCCATCTATCTCTTCTTTACACTGCCGCCGCCGCGCATACGCATGGCCTTACCCTTTTTAGCCATCACAGGCTTCTTCATCATCATGGAGCCACCGCCACGCATGGCTTTTTTGGCAGTTCCACCACGCATCCTACGCATTGGCTTTTTCATTCCTGGCATAATTCAAGTCTCCTCTGCTTCCGCGTTTCGACCAGACGACGGTAATCATCTGGGTCATAGTTAACATAGTAATTCAGACGCTCTAGCTTTGCACTAGCATTGTCTAAATCGGTAAGACGTTGCACAAAGATCATGTTCAACCCCTTGTCTTTGAACGACAGCAGCCAGATGTCGACACCTGTTGCAGCCAGCCATCCGTTCAACGCGAAACAACCTGCCTCAAGGTCGTCGTAGGTATATTTGTCTCCATAATTGCCACACACAACTACTTGGTATGTGTCGTCGAACGTGGTGATCTCCTCATACACCGCATTCCAAATATCACCAACTTCTTCTCGCGTTTTGACCTTTTCAGACAGCCACGCGTTTCGAGCGAAAGGACAGAGCGCGTTGCCGTTTACAAACTCATCCGGCTTGCATAGCTCGTCCAGAATCCAATCTTCAAGTATTCGTGCCAGTTGCATTACGAGTCGGCATTGTCATGGCACCGGCAGCTTCCTTGCGCGGCGAACACATAGCGCCCCCGAGCTTAAAACCCGGGACACCCCGGCCTTTCAAAACATCAGCCTTGGTGACCTTGCCATCCTTGTTAAGGTCTGGAAATTTTTTAGCCACGTTTCTTTCTCCTTACTGCTTTCACACGCCGGGGCTTGCCGGCTGGTTGACCTAAGCGCTTCTTCTGACTAATCCTACTACGCTTTTCAGCGGCTGTCATTTCGGAGGCTGTTTTAGGAGTTTTCGAGGAAACCCTTTTTGACGGGCGACAATATGGAGTACCCCGTTTTTCACCCTTGCGGCGCCCACACGGTTTGCCTGTCCGTACGTCTTTCCAGTCTTCTTTGAACCACCGCTTGAGAGCCGCACCTTTTTTTGTCTTCCGTACTGCCATTACAATCTACCTTGTGCGTGAAGAATCAAAACCACCAGTGCAGCCAAGACTCCTACAATAGCTAAAATCAGCACCGCTATAATGGTCCCTTCAATTATCTTTTTACGCCGACGTACTGCCGCGTTTTCGGCCTCACGTCTTGCTACCCTAGCCTTGGCCTGAAACTTTTGCCAGTCACCCCACAAACCCGGACGGCCAAGATAAATCATCAACTCCTTCAGTTGCTTCTCTTTTTCACGTATCTGCTCGAGAGCCATAAACTCTTCTAGGTCAGAGCCGTTTCCTTTTTTGCTGGCCTTCTTCTCTAGCTTTTCCTTTGCTCCTACAAACTCCGCAATGGCGTTGCCAGCAGCAGCGATTTCTTTTCCATTCGATACAGCTTGCTTGATTACGGCAAAAGCTGCATTTGCTGCGGCCAATTCTGCTAACATCAGTACACCCTCGTATCCTTATCAACCAGCCGGGGCACACAATAAGCGGTGATCTTCTGGCCTTGTTTATGAAGCTGTTGAGCAAAATACGTGCACTCGTTGATGTTTCGAAAGTACATGTCGTTACTTACCAGCTTCTTTTCTTCTCCTATTCCAACAAAGACAAACAACAAAAACGCATGGATCATCGCTAAGTGCAGCGTGTCTTTTTTCGCCGCCCGTTCATAACCCCGCCACAACCACGCGCGACTACTTGATTCGAGTCTAGGTTGCCTCGGAAAGGACGCTTGGCTTTTTGCTCGTGTATCCCACCCGCAGCTTTTTTGGTTTTGTTCCCCCAGTTTGCGGCCCCAACCTTGCGGCACTTGGCAATGGCTCCGCTTGCGTACGCCGACGGGAAGACTTTATATCTTGCCTTAACTTTGCGATAGCATGCATCTTTCTTGCTCATTTCCTCTTCCTCTTACCAGCGCAGTGCGCTCTTTCGCTGAAGCCACGCGGACGTTTGCAGTTGATCTTCGACTTCCGCGCTTTGCTCCACTTTCGTTTCTGTGGCGGCTTGGATATCTGTTTCTGCATCGATCCACGCGAGATTGCCATCGCCTTTTCTCCTGATAAAATCTTCCCACAGCGGCGTCAGCATCGCGTGGTTGGAATCAACTTTTGCAGCTATCACAGCCGTGCGCTTATCCACCTCAATCAGTGTCGTGAGGATCCAAACCACAAGAGAAAGAGCCACCCCGCCAAGACCAACAAGCATGGTTTTAGCCAAGGTCTTTTCATCTAGCATTTCCATCTCCGACGCGCCGCGCAAATACGCTTTTTCGGCGTCTTCTTACAGTTGATGTTGTGCATTTTCATTTGGCCTTTAGACCGCGCACAGTAAGACGTGCGTCTCTTGCCACCACCGGGTTGCGGAGCTTTCAGCTTCGATCCTGTCGCCCGGTTGTATTTCGCACGGCCCTTGGCAGTAAGACCGGCGCCTTTTGAAGCGGGGAGTTTTTCCCCCCGCTTCACTGATAGGCTTACAGACTTTTTCTTTCGTTTAGCCGCCATGACGACTACCCAAAGAAAGCAGTGATTGAGCTTACGGCTGTAAGAGTGACATGACAGCCGTCTTCGAAAATAATTCCGTGATCTGGAATTGTAATCTGCGTGTCGTCACCAGCTACAAAAGTCATAGTCAGCAGAGTCGTGCCGGATGCGCCGCCGCTTCGAAAGACGGCAGCGGGACTCCCGCTGCCGGCACTTCGAACAACGAACGACTTGAGGCGAGTCCTGCCGCCAATCAAGCTGCCTGTAGATGTCGCTGTCTTGGCAATAATCGAACTAGCCATTGCGGCCTCCTATTAGCTATCGGCGAATGGTGTTACGGCCTCACCGGAACCAAGCAGCATGCCCTGCACGAGGTACACATTGTCTTCGATAGCGGTGATCTCAACGTAAGATCCCTTGTCGCCACCAGTGGTGGTGCCGTTCATCGAAATAACATCGTTGGATGCTGCCGGAGCGTAAGTCTCGGTCAGTCCAGACGCTTCCATGACAGACAGCGAACCAACAAACTTGTCAGTGCCGTCAGTCTTGATGTCACAATCAGTACAATCAGTGCCTACGAAGAATACGTACTTCGCACCGAGAGTATCGTTCGAGATGGTTGGAAGAGTGACCGCGCCGTCAGCGTCGTTAATTTTGATAATGCGGCCAACGTGATCAGCGTAGGTCAGAGTGGTCTCTGCCGTGATGTTCACAATTGCGTTGGTGCCAGCAGCGGTAAAACCACGGTTCGACCGCACCGGACCTGAAAAGGTCGTTTGAGCCATTAGGTACTCCTGTCTTGGCTAATGTCAGACCCACCATGGATCTGTCAGGGACAAGAGCATCATAACCTAAAAAAAAGGGGGCCGCAATCGCGGCCCCCAGTCGGGGAGGATTTTTCCCCTTCGTTACGCGCCGGGTGAACCGAATACGCAACGCGGGTCTGAGAAGCCGAACGAATAACGCTCACGAGCCTTGAACCGCATGTTACCGGTGTCGAAGTCCGGATCCATGTTGGTTGCCAGAGGCATACGCTCGAAGTGCTTGAAGCCGTTCGGGGCGTCCGTCTTGATGAAGAACGCATCAGTGTCGGTCAGGTAGTCGTTGACTACGTAACCTTCCGGCAGCATGCCCATGCTCTTCAGAGCATTGACATCGTTGTCGGCGGTTCCAACACGGAGGTTCGACACCAGCAGACGCTCGGCAATGAACTGAAGCTGACGCGGAATGATCAGCTTCATGCCGCGCAGTGCGATGACCAGACCACGCTCATCGACGAAGCCTGCGATGTTGATCAGCGCATCTTCGAGCGAAGTTTCGTTCAGGTCAGCCGCAGTGGACGGCTCATTGGCGAAAGTGCCACCGCTGGTGAGCGGGTGCGAAGCATCACAGAGTGCTACACCGTCGCCGCCGGCAGTTGCGCCTGCGGTGAAAGCGTTGTTAAGAACGGAAGCGGCCTTAACTTGCTTGGTGTGTGCCATCGAACGGGCGAGGGCACGGGTGTAGCGAGATGCCAGACGGTCGTAGAGGTTGTCCTCAACAGCTTCCTCGGTGATCGAGAAACCCATTGCGACGGTCTCGTGGGTATACCGTGCGGTATACGCCTCGTTCGCGTCGTCGAACGAAATTCCAGCGCCCTCGTTTTTAACGGGTGCAGCGCCGAAACCGGACAGCATGACCTCTTCCTCGAATGCTCGATCTGAGCCTTCGGTGTCGAAGATTTCAGCATGCTGGCCCTCGTAGCGACCATATTCCATACCAAAGAGGGCGTTGAGGCCAGGCTCAAGCTCTTTGGCGAGTTGTGCGCGAGAAATAGCCATAACTCACTACCCTCCTTACGTGATTGTGCCTTCAGCAGATCCGCCAGTGGCAGGTGCTGTAAGGGCATGGTTGTTGATCATCACAATCAGCGGAATACCGGCAGCGGTAAAGTCAGCGTTCTCCGGATCGTCCAAGATGCCAACAATCTTCAGCGGATGCGAAAGATCGGAAGCGTCTACAGTCGATACGTCAAGCTGTGCAGCCGAGATACCAGTGGTTGTGCTGCCATTTGCTGCGCCCTTGCCGGACTCAGCGGAGAACTCAGCATTCTCAAAAATGGCGGCGATTGCTGTTGCCTTGTCGGTAAGAGAAGCATCCGAACACACAACAAAGCGCTGCATCGGGTTGTCGTACACATTCGCAATGATGTCGAAATTTGTGTCCGCGCTTCCCGAGCCGGGCCAAGTGTTCGAAAACTTTTTCTTGCCGGTGGTTGCGTCTACGTATTCACAGCCAGCGAAAACGCCAATGAATTTCAAAGTGTCACCGGAAGCAGAACTGGAGACGGCAATGGTGCCGTCGTTAGTTGCGATAACCGGAGAACCTTGAAAAATCGCGCTTGCGTCTGACTTAATGTGATACGCATTAGTACCGGAAGTAGCAGGAGTGCTACCAGCGGTATTAATGGGCTTCATGCCGAAGCCAACATTGGCATTTGCCATTGCTCTACCTCATCAGTTAGGAGGAATCTTTTCCTCCGAAGGTTACACGACTCTGCCTATCGTTGTGGATAGGCATCGAGGGATGTTGTTCCCTCATTAGGTTTTCGTCAACGGAACGCATCTGGTTGCGGGTCTGTTCCCGGTAGTATTCAGTTCTTTCTTCGACCGTTTCCTCTGGAATCCGGCACAGCATCAAGCCGCCTACGCCGATAACTCCAGCATTCTTGCCTTCCTCGATCACTGGATAGCGATCTGCAAGGTCGGGGTACTCGTCTGCACGTACTGGTTCCCACCCCTCACGGAGCTTCGAGTGTACGTTGGTCTTGTCATCCTCACCACGAATGGCGGTTCTGACCCAACGATGCTGATAACCAGCCGGTGCTTCGGGCGCCTCCAACTTGGAAGGCGGGGTCCAGGGCTTGCGCCGCTGGGTGGTTGCGCGAGTCTCTGCTTCGCGTGGTTTCCTGTTAGCCATAACTTACTCCTTCACGTACTTGGCATATTCCTCGAGCGGAACATTCAATCGCTTCGCAATCGCAATCTGCGATGGAGTCAGTTTGACTGTTCTGCGCCCCTTTGGTGACGACGACTTTGACGCCGTTGACCCAGCA